AATGAGAGATATGATTCCTCTCCATGTACTTTCTTGTTTTAACCTTTCGATTACTGTAGATTTAAACCCAGTCTGGTGAGAACACACTTTTTCTTCATCGTTATTATCCATGTTGTTATTTATATTTGGCTAGTTGAACAAATCATCTTTTGTAACACTAACTTGATCTCTAGCTCCAAGCATTATAGCTTGATCCACAACTCTAAGTTCATCCGAATCGAAATTATATGCATGACAGTTGGGGCATAAATTAGCTTTAGCAGAAACTATGCTATCACAACCCTCACAAATCTTATAGTTCTGAGGGTTTAGTGTGATAGCAATAGCTTTTGCCCAACGTTCTGCATCACTACTCATTTTGTAGTTGTAGCTTTTTTTCTGGGTTTAGTTGCCTTCTTTTTAGCTTTCTTTTTAGCTGCTTCTATTTTTTTACTAATAGCTTCACCTCGAATCCTCAATCGTTCTACTACCTGTTTAGAATCCATCCAAATATCCTTATCATTAATAAGTTCACTCAGTTCTGATTCAGTTAAGAACCCTTCGTAGATGTCTTTGAGAAGTGTTTCAGTCCATTTTCTTTGATGGATAATATTCCTATACATCTCCCCGCCTTTACCTGCAGTTCCTCCACTATAGTTATGAAACAAGAAAACACTATGATCACCGATGATACATTCGTTAGCCATTAAGAATATCATTGTTGCCGCGCTCATGCAGGCACCTTCAACACTTGCAACAATATGACCATCACTATCTACCATTGCTTGAAGGAATTGAATGGTAGTGAAAAGATCACCACCAGGACTATTGATATGTAATCGAATCACATCATACTCTCTAGCAGATCTTATTTCGTGAAACATTTCTGTATAGTTCTCTGCAGCTCCTATTTCTCCACATAGATAATAGTCTCTTACAACTCCATACTCATTACTAAAAGACCCCGAGTTTCTTTTAAATAGAAACTGCTGATCGGGACCTGCGATTTTTTCTTTATTCATATATTATTTCGTATTGATTGTGCTTTTCCTTCCTGCACCTTTTTTAATTTTACCCAAAACATCATTCCAACCAGAACCAGCTTTTCTCATTGCTTCTCCTGGTCTACCTTGATATGACATTCTAACTGCACTTGGTATTCTTTTAACACATTCGGAAGACCCACATTTGGGGCAATCTTTTTCAGTTGGAACATCTCTGTCATTCATGTTGTGAGATTCCTCCCAAGATTCTTCACAGCTATCACATCGATAATCGTAGTTCATTACTCGACATTTAAAACTAATGTTGGAAAAGCTTTTGCAACTGTGTTGTGAGTTAAACCCTTATACATCTTTTTAAGAGACTTATCCTTCATTGCAATCAGAACTTCTGCATCTTTAGCATGAACTGTTTCCAACATTTGCGTGTAAATTCTTTCCTTTCGAATATCACTTCCTGGTGCATTTGATACACAATCTTTCAGATTTCGAATTAGCCTGCCAATTGTTGTTCTCTGATTTCCTGGTGGCATTTCATCTGGTTTATATGGTGGCGCACCCTCTGGAAAATTAAATTTGATATCATCTCTAAAGTTAACTTGAAGAATAGTCTTCAGTGAGAAGCTATCGTTTTCTTGGAGAATCTTAACTCTATCTGGAACACTCTTAGCTTCTGAAACCTTCTCAAAGACCTCGTGTGGCAAGAGTGTTATATGTTTATTTGGTTTATTATTCATAATTTTTGTTTTTTATTTTACAAAGAAGTCATCAACACAATTTATAAGCTGATTACATCTCTTTTTTATAAGATAGTTTAATACCTTGTTATTTCCTTTCTTATCGAAATTCTGATAAGTTTCAATAATCCCATTTGATATTTCTTCTGGTATAGAATCTAGATCAATCATGCTTTTGTTTCTGACATAGTTTCTATATGTATCTTCGTCAAGAACATCACTGAGGGGTTTATCTTTACTTTCTTCATACCATTGCTCTATAAGTTTTTTCCTCAAACTGGTTTGTCGAATACCATCAACGAAACAATTGTCACTGCTGAGAACATTAGGAACACCATCACTGCTGTCACCCCTAAGAATATGTTCAAAAATGTATTTTGATGGATCTTTATCCACAATCATTTTCTTGGTCATCGGGCTATACTGCTTTACGTTGTCGTATTTTTGTAGCTGAATAAAATCTTTATCAGCACTAACAATCATAACATCTTCATGTGACCCGAAGTTTTGTGTGGATTTTGCTAGAGTTGCGATAACATCATCTGCTTCTGCATCTTGATATTTTACAACTTTAAACGGGAGATTCTCTTTTATCTCATCTGTTATCTTTCCAATGGTCTTGTAGATATAATCCCAATCTAAGTCACTCTTATCTCTGCTTGTTTTCCTATTAGCTTTATATTCTGGAAACGACTTCTTTCTCCAGCTAGAAGAGTCAACTGCTACAACAAGCTCTCCATACTTCTCCCTATAAACAACATTGTAATATCTAAGACCGTTTAGAATGTGATGTCGAATGAGTTCTTCGTTAATATCACCCTTGGATGAAAAAATAATTGGCATAGTAATGCCTGAATAATCTACTAGTATCATAATTTTTATTATATAGTGTTTTTGTTATATGTCAATTCTATTTCTCTACTTTTTAAGTATTTTTACGTGAGAATGGTGTATTCTGCATTGGATAATTCCATTGTGATAGTCATCCCGCAAGAGAACCTCACGATCAAACTGTTCTTTAGTTTCCATGTAAGAAAGTTCTCCAGCACCTTTGCATAAGTGAATTATCTCTCGCTTCACAGAATCCAATCCATTTTCTTCTATCAATTCTTTAACAGCTTCACTTGACCCACAATAAGTTTTCCAATCAGATTCTTTTAATGATTTTCGCTTTCTTTTCTTTCCTTTTAATGGAGGTCTAGTGACTTTATTCCAAAACTTTTTCTTACCTATGTATTTTTTCCCGTCATCGAAAGTTACCAAGTAAACAAATCCAACATAATCTTCGATCATCTCAGTTGTAAATTCTTTACCTTTGTAGAACCACATACAATATATATATGATCACAAAGAATGATAGTTTTATAGCATAACTAGCCTAGCTTCTCCTCTAGTTCTTCGATCTTTTCTCCACGCTCCACACACATATCTCTGAGTTCACCAGCCACATCTCGACATCTGTCAACACACTCCAGCAAACTTTTTGCGTAGTCAGTAAATCGCTCGTTGAGATAATCACTAAGCTCATCCTCTAGTTCACTCTTCAGGCAGTCAAATAAGTGTTCAGCCTCCTTGTAGATCGGGCAAGTTTCTGGTATGTTTCGTAGTCGGCTCATGATCTGTTATCCTTGGTCGTTCTGTCTGCTAAGTGGTTTTGTAAAGGTGGTGCTTACCCAGTCGCACCAAGGCTCAATAGCAAAGCAAACGTAGCGACCCTTTGGGTTCTTTTTGGTTTTTATCCAGAAGGCTTCGTGCCCACACTCAGGGCAAACGCATCCGAAATGCTTAAAGCACTTGTCTGACGGTGCGCATTTTGTCCCGCCCCAAGCCGCTTCGCCGCATATAGAACAAGTCGCTGGAGAGCAATCGCCCTTAGCTTTCTTGCCAGTAGCAGTCCATTTATCGTGCGGGTATTTTACTAGATCAGGCATGGTCTATTGTGGTTCGGGTGGTGATGTCTGCGCTTGGACGTTCTGCTTAAAACAAGATGTGCATAGTCTGGCAATCTCCCTGTCTGAGCCAGCATCGTCATCGGTAAGCCAGTGGTTTTTCCCGCAAGCAGAACAAGACGTTGCTGGCAAGGCTTCGCGGGTGTGCTTTACGTTATCCAAGGGGGATTTGTGCAGGTGATCGCGCCAAGCGTTGTTTGCCGCCTCCGTTCTTTTTGAGTCAACGTGCGCCCATGGGTCGCGGTCATAAATACATGACCCCAAGACCATCGCCATCTGTTGAGATACCGCCCTAAGTGATTCTAGCTCATTCTCTGCTTTGGTTAGCATGTTGGCTAGGTTGTAGTTGTCGTTTTCTAGTCTCATAAAATATAAAAATGGATAACAAGCACATGCAGAGCAACGTCGCTCCGTGCCTGATGTTAGTCGTTCTGCTGGAAATTCCAATCCTCGTAAACGTATTTCTTTGCTCCAGCTAGGGCGTAGTATTTAGCCTTACATTCATGCGTAAGCCAACCATCCCAGCTTGCATATCTCTTACTCCTCCATCTGTGGTTGGGAGATAGCTCATCCCAATTAGGCAACTCCCCGCAAAATCGACATGGCAGAACAAGGCACCCGACATCGGGCAGCTTCTCAGTCTGGTTTTCTGGTATGTTTCGTGGTCGGCTCATAATGTTTAGTTTTTCTTCCATCCCATTTGCATCCTACTCTGATATATGTTCCGAGCGAACTCAACACTTTGCACTTCTTTTGTAGCTGGGTAAAATTCATTGTTAATCCATGACCCCTCTTTTTTCCCATAGCATACTTCGACTGTGCTATGTGATATAACTGTAAAAGTCATGGTTTCCTTCCCGTTTGTTATTGTGTGGGTCATGGTGTTTGTTTTAGTAGTCGTTTCTCTCAATTACGGTTACAATTTAGCATAAACTCAGGGAAAGTCAAACACTAAGAGTAACAA